ATTCTTTACCAGCTAACATTTGACCCTCTTCAGATCTTAATAGCTTTTCTGTTGAATCAAGTCTACCAACTATTTTTCTTCTTTGGTTCTCAATAATTCTTTTCTTTTCAGCAACAGGCATTTCGCTAACGATAGCTTCACGAGCATAGTCAATATCTCGACCACCCACATGAATATCTTGCTTTGCAGGATCTGTTTTATAAGGTAAAATGTACCCAGGAAGGTCATTCTCGTACCATTGCTGTTGAGCAGTTTTGTACTTTAGATGAGCGTTTTCTTCGTAGAACTTCAACCAATTTAAGAAGTCATATTTTTCAGTTGGTCCCCAACCAGAAGTAATCTTAGGTAAAAAGTACTCCCTAGCTTGTCCATTTTGTTCTGCTGTATAAATTGCCTTAACTGTTTCTAACCATTTTTGTGTATCATGAGCACCTGGAATGTTTATATACTCATCATTATTTGGATAAGCTTTTGCATCAAGATTTAATTTAGGCATATTAAATGATTGTGGTTTCTCAAAACTGAAAAATTCTTCTAGTTTCTTAATCTTAGCTTTTTCAAATTCAGAAAGTTCTAATTCCTTTTTGAAATCAGGATACTCTTTAACACTAAAAGGATTGATAGTCTCCATAACAACTGGAACCTCTTCAACAACCAATTCTTCTTCAGAAAGAAGACGTTTAGTTGGCTTCTTAGCCTTTTCTGATGGTTTCTTTACTGGCGTTTTAGCTGGTTGTTTTTTTGTCATAGCATTACTCGTTGATTTTTTTGTTAATGGTTTCGTTTAGAACTTTAGCTTCTACCAGTCTCATATCCGTATTTGGTACTTCTGCGGCAGATGGTTGTTTTAGCTTAGCCATCTTATCATTAAATACTTCCATAAAATACAGAGATGTGTCCAAGTCCATTTGAGACAAAACTTCCTTGATTACATCATGAAATACTGAAATATGCTGATCTACAACCTGTAAAGTAACGTTATGCTGAACAATTTGGTCTGGTTGAACGGTAGTAAGTTTATAATATTTTTCTAATACACTACCTAGAGTATCAGCATATTCTATAAGAAGACGATCTACTCTAGTATTTATGTTGCGAGGATCTTCCTGAATCTCATCGAAGATTTGACCAAGACGTGTTTCTACTGCAACACAAAGATTAGTAATCATTGTTTTTATATCAAGTTCTTTACCAGCCAATTCAAGCATACGATTCTTATATGCAGAATTGCCTTTAACAGATAATTCCAATTGGTCTTCTGTACTTAATGCTAATGCTGATTTAGTTTTAGATAAATCTTCTCGAATCATATTGTATATGTCAAGATAATTTTCTTGAAACTGCTTTACTGACTTTTCTGCAATGACAAATTTCGCCTCACCAACATTCGTATACTTGGCTTTTAACCAGTCATGAATGTCAGAAGGCGAAATTCCTATTACCAATTTAGATATAATCTCATCTTTATCTGGATGATCTAAGATCTTTTTTAATGCTGTTTTGTTCATTTTCCAACTATTTAACTAGTTTCATGTTGTTTTAATTTAGCCATTTTATCATCAAATACTTCCATGAAATACAGTAATGTATCTGAATCCATCTGAGATAAAACTTCCTTGATTACATCATGAAATACTGAAATATGCTGATCTACAACCTGTAAATTTTTTAATACTATTTTATTCATTTGTCTAACTTTCTAACTAACTTCATCCAAGAGAACTCTTGAAATCTAAAATACTAGTTACTTTATTTATAGCCTCATAAATCCTGCTTATCAATTGTAAATTATATTTGATTCCATTTTTTGCCTCTTGAGCAACTTTTATTGCTTCAGCAAGAACGTTCAGCCTTTTAATTCTAAAAACAATATTATCTGAAATTAATTGTAACATTGGATTATTCTTCATTTCATATAAGAAAAGAATAACGCTGTTAATAGCATCTAATGCAGGATCTAATTTTTCTGTGATTGAAGCTTTAAGCTCCCTATGATCAATTACTACAGAATGCCTTTCACTATCAAGAAAATATGCCGCTTCATTTAAGCCATCAAAAATTGGATCAAATAATACAGTATATTGACTATCTAATGCTTTCCAATCTATTGTATCAGAAAATCTTTGAGTTATTTTATTATTGATCTCATTTGCTAGCTTCTTTATCTTTGTATAAGTCATAATTAATCCCTATTTGAATTTAGTCTACTCTCTCTGCTATCGAAAGTATTGGTATTAGGTATATCAATTTCTTGAGTTTGTAATGATACATCACCACCAGGAACTTTATTACCATTGGCTAATTCAAATCCTGTGGCGAAATTGTAAATTTTCTTATCCATTTCACATTGCCACATGTTTTCACCAACGCGAGCTAATTGACCACCAGCATGATCTGGACATCCCCTAGCACTAAGAGGAGCTTCCATGATCCTATACTCTTTGGTCATCTTACTTTTTTCAATAGCTTTATTAGATTCAGCAATTTTATTACTCTCTTCTAAGGCTTTACGAGGGTCTTCATATTTTTTTTTAAGATCTTCGATCTTTTTGTCGTCAGACATCTTTCTTTCTGACATAGCACCTGGAGGTGAAGCTACTGATAGAAGTAATTCATCGATTACTGATGCTTGTTTTTGTAGCTCTTCATCACCTGAAGCATCGAATGCAGCAGCTAAATCAGCTAATTTATCTAAAGCTTCTGGAGTAATCTTAGATTCTTCTTGTGGTTCGATAGAATCGACCATTTGAGCAGCTTTATGTAAAGCAGATGCAGCTTCAACACATGATTCAGCAACTATTTTAAGGCAATCTTCATCATATTCAGCCAAAAGAATAGCTTCATTCTCTGAACTCTCTAACCAACCTGCAATTGCTTGCAACATTTCAGCTATTCTCATTTGCTACCTCTTTTATACCATTGTTCAAATGACATATTTGAATATTTCTTCTCAAGAGCTTCTTCATCTATTACTGGCATTCTACTTTCCTGTGGACCATTAAGATAATTATGACGTAATGCGACTGCATCCTCTTCTTCTTGAAGTTTATCAGTTTGATACTTATCTTCCAATTCGTTTGCAATATCTCTTTTCATTCTGAAAGCACGATCTACTTCAGGTTGATTATCTTGAATTTTCTTTTGGCGAGCTTTAAGTTTTTCAATATCATCATCTTGCCTACCTGGCATAGTGGCTTTAAAGTCTAAACTAGAATTACGTTTCTTAGCAGCAAGTTGTTCATTGATCTTCATTGCTTGTTGATGAAGGGCTACTCGATCTCTTGGATTTTTCTTATTACTTGTTGCAGCATTCATATAAGTAATAAATCTCTCTTTCCAAGCGCCACCGTCTTCAGATTCAATACCTATCTTTTTAGCGGCTGGATGAAACTTAACAAATTCCATTATTTTATGTGTTAATGGAGCAACTCTTTCACGAGCCAATACTCCAGTATCTGATCCAAATTCATTTGGTTTAAGCAAAGCATTATGTAATGGAATACTTATTCTATTTACTATTGAAGATAATGTAGATGTAACTGCTTCAAAATTAGTTTCGTACTCTTTTCTTCTAGCAGGATTTATTACAAGGCTTTTTATTTTATCTTTAGCTTCATTCACACTTTTTCTATTTAACATAGAATGCAAGCCAGTAAGACCACTATAAATTTTTTCTGGCGTGTAATGATCAAAATTTTCGTGAAGTTCTGTAAAACCATTAATTAGGTACATAGATAGTGGTTCTTGATAATTGGCAAGATTCTCTAAAACAGAATTTGCTCTAGTACCACTTTTAGCATGAATATAGTTGGAGACAGCATCTCTTAATTCAAGTTTACATGAGGCTAATGCCCTATCAACTCTTGCAGTATTAATTTCTTCTATAGATTTCTTTTTCTCTATACCAGGATTACTTACGAAAGGCTTATCTTCATCTGGATCTTTTGCTTGAGACATTAAGTTGTACTTAGCGTCTAATTGTTGTGCTAATCTGTATATTTTCATTTTTTATCCTCTGTATATCTTCATTTTTTATCCAAGAATTTTAGCGTTCATGAAACTAGCACATTCATAGGTCTCGTCCATTCCTCTTCTGTAAAGAGGGCGACAGTTACCATGTTGATCTTGATAAACTTTATGAACTGGTAATCCTGTATGTCCACACATTACATGTTCACTTACTGAGCTTTTTACAATCATTGCACAACTTGGCTCTGGAGCCGATGCTGTCTTATTAGATAAACCACTCATATAGACACCGAAACCTGCTGCATATGCCTTAACATCGCCAGCTTGAGCTAATACATTAAGAGCATCTTCAGCTTTAGAATGATTACCTTCACTCAATGCTGTTCTAATACTATTTACTAAATCACTTGGCTTAAGACCAAACAATGGTGATGCAGCAGCAGCTACTTTATAGTCAGTTTGGTTATTGACATAAAGTGCATTGATGCTATCCTTATTGAAAGTAGATACTGAACCTTGACATAACATTACATTTGGTTTACTAATTTTACCACCAGCAATTTTAACTGGTACGGTAAAAGCAACTTTGCCTGCATCTAATGAAACGCCATAAAATACAGTCTTTTCGTCGCTACCAGTAACAGTAATTTGTGGATTCTTATAGCCAAATCCGACTACATCTCTAGCAACTGAATCTCTTGCGGTTTTAAGTGTTTCTGCACCAAATTGAAAGGTTGCAAGACCTTGAGGTGAGTTAAACTTCTTTTCGAATGATTCAAATTCATTAGATTTTGGAAGTTCCACATCTTTTGCAGATGCTTCGGATACTTTTAATCCTACAACTTGATTTTGGAAGAATTCAGACTTGCCTTCTCTGGTGGCATTTAATTTGATTAAAGCCATCTCAGCATCACTGACAACTCTATTCTCTGAAGATGCCTTTGTAAGAGCGTCTAGAACCATAGATGCTGTGACTTTTAGCTTCATGCCTGCGGTCGTGGTAAGATATCTTTTTAGATTAGCATAAGTAATCTCTTGTGGACCTGAATTACCCATAAATACAGAAGCTTCTGCAATTTTATTACCACTTACTTCTACTGGTACATAAAAACTAGTTACTCCCTTTGGGGTTTCATAACTAGCTCTAACAACGATAAACTTATCACTCCCATTATCAACAGTTAATGTTGTTGGATTTAAATTAGATGAGTCTAAAACAGATGCAACTGAGTTCATTGCTTTGTTAGCAACTTCTTGAGAATACATTTTCAATGGGATTGTCTTATCGAAAACGCTGTTTAAAGCATTTGCTAAGATTGAATCACCAACTTGATATGTATTCAACTCTGTTGCTTCGTCACGAGCATACTCTTTACGAGCAGGCTCATAACTAATATCACCACCTAGTTCAGATTCAAATAATTTAGCGAACTTTGTGTTGTTTGAATAAAGTTTTGTGTATAATGACTGTAAATCCGCTTTGCTGATGAAAAGAGAATTGTTTGAAGCCATTTTTTCAATAACCCTAGACATTGAACCAATTGTTTGGTCATGTGGATAGGCTTCTGAACACTTAGCTAATTTGGCAGCCAATAATGGGACGGCTATCTTTTCACTGTTCTCTATTCTATTAGCTAGAGAAGTAACCATTTGTTTCATTTTGTCGAGGCTCATTTAACACCTATTCTATATAATTAGACCAACTCAGGGTATTTACTTAATACTTCTTCTTTAGCTGATTTGTTAAGCTCATTTAGTAGAGCCTTAACTAATTTCTTGTTTTCTGCCAATTTTGATGGCAAATAGCTCTCTACCTTATGTAGTTCGCTTACTGGAATACCAAGTCTAGAGGATGCAATTCTTACCAAAGGGTCACCTTTATATGAAACTTGAATTTCACCCGCAGTTTTACTAATAGTAACACTCCAGTCAGCAGAAGTCTTAACCTCAGCCTCTAGTTCATATAAAGATACGATGTATTGTTCACCATCGTCTGCACTTTGTACTTGCCATAAGTCAGCACCCTTATCACCATCTTTGAAACGGACGATATCGAAGGCTACCTTCTCAATTTGGTTTTTGACATCTTCTAATTTGTAGGCTCTCTTAGTAACTCTGTCAGCTAAGCCTGAGTAATCGATCTTGAAATTTGACATTACGTCTCCCATTAAATAGAATATGTTTCATTATAGATAGAGAAATATTGATACTATCTCATAATTTATTACCTATATTGATAGTTCTATATCGTCACCAGAACGCTTTGTTCTTTAGCTTAGACAGTATAATCTTTAATTTTTCTTCATCCATAAGAATGTCATACAATGCCTCAACCTTAACTGAGCTTGTAATATGATACTTACCGTCTTCAGTCTTATTATTTAGAATACCAGTATATGGAATTTCTAGGACTTTCATTAGACTGATAGCTTTGTCTACTTTAGTTCTCATTTACTACCCGTTTGTACTTTACCTTCTGGATCAAACATAAATCTAACCACAGCATAGTTACTTTTTGGTTCGTTAAGAACAAAACCAATACATTTACACTCATAGCTAGGTCTATTGGTAGTTAATAACCCATTGATAGTATACAAACTAGAGTATCTATCGTATTTGGCAGTTGTGTCAAACATGTCAGTTTCAGCAATCATCATTTTATTCCATACAGTAACTCTACCGCTACTGACAGTACTATCATCATAATTTGCTGGAATATTATAAGCATAATTACAGCTAAATCGTATTGCATTAGCAAAATTATTACTCGTATCTAATACATGATTACATGTACCTGCTGGAATAATAACCACTCCATTCATAGGAATTAATGTAACAGGTACAGTTGAAATAAATGATTTTACAATTATGTGAGACTTTTCAAGTTGGCACTTAATATCTTTAGCTGTAGTAACGGCAGAATCTTTCATTCCAAAGTCTTCTACACTAGCAATTATCTCTTCTTCCCACTTGACAGTCCTATATTTCTCGGTTTTGATGTCATCGATAATACCTTCTGGATGCAATCCATCAGATATACCGACAACAACATTACCGCTCCTGACTCTTAAAGAGCCGATTTGCCCAGGTTCGAAATTGGAATCTGGGTCTACTTGATATGCTTGTGGTAAATTATTAAAT